AGGTTAGCCGTTTGGTTTATTTGCAGGAGATGCGAAATAAGCGGATGGCCGAGATTTTGGATTTGCTCTCGAAGCAAGTCAGTCCGCCCACGGCTTTGACGGGTTTTACCGGCATTTTGGACGAGAAGAATTTTGCGTTGAACCGTGCCGGCGGGTTGTTGGCGTCTGACATGCCCAATGCCAAGGTTGAGCGTTTGGCGCCCAATATGCCTCAGGACTTGTTTAGGGAATTGAATGAAATCGATGCCATGTTTGCCGAGGCGTCAGGCATTTCTTCGGTCTTGTCGGGGCGGGGTGAGTCGGGCGTTCGTTCTCAGAGTCATGCATCGCAACTTGCGCGGCTGGGGTCGTCCCGCGCCAAGAAGCGCGCTTTGATTGTTGAGGACGCCCTGGAGAAGATGGCGACCTTGTACCTCAAGGTCATGCAACAAGACGATACCACTGCATATCGGGACAAGTATGGGATAGATTTTATCCCACAACAGTTTACAAAAGACTTTGTAGTTAAGGTAGATGCCCACAGCAATTCCCCTATTTTCATGGAGGATTTGCGGTCATTGGCGTTCAACTTGTTCAAGGCCCAGGCGATTGACAAGGAGAGTTTGCTTGACTTGTTAGAGCCTCCTATGAAACAGTTGTTGAAGGACAAGTTGAAGAAGGCTGAAGCCAAGGGCGCTGAGTCGCCGGAAGCCAAGCCTTCTGCTCCGCCGGCTTTGAAGAAGGTCTCGTGATGGAGAAGGTTACTAGCCTCAGGGGTGATCAGCCCCGGTACACGCAGAAAGATTTGGCCCGTTCCGAGGCCCCGGCTTCCCTGCAATATCGCGTGACTGCGATACGTTCCATGGGTAATGATAGGGGTGCGCGGCGGTTAAGCCGTGACTGAAGGGGGTGATCTTAGATGTACCGTGCGATGCGCAAGGCTCGTAAGACCCGTCGCTAATATGAGTTTTTCGGGGGCATCACTCTGTTCGGAAAGGAGGATTAGACATGCGTCGTCGTGGTCGTAAGGCGAAGCGGTAACTAATCTGCGGGGCGAACCCGTTGATTCCGCTGTGCGCCGAGGGGACGCACGTTGTAAATATATCCCCTCGTTTGCTTTTTTCTGGACTAATTGCTTAATGGGTTGTTACTTAGTCGTTGGAGGGTTTGAATGGCTGGTCCTAGTGATCGCATGATGGCGTTGATGGCACGGAGCCAAGGTGCTTCGGCTGATGCCATGCCTGCCGCCCCTCCGCCCAATGATGGTGTGACCCCGCCGATGGGCGCTCCGATGATGACGCCCGAGCCGAAGATGGGCGACAAAGAAGCTGCGATGATCAATGTTGGTCTTGCGCTGGATTTGTTGGAGCAGTCTTTGCCGGCCATTGGTTCCAATTCGCCTGAGGGCAACAAGATTATGTCAGCCGTGCGTGCGTTGACGGGCATGATTCAGCCGCGTCAGGCCAAGGTTGACCAGTTGAAAAACGCCGAGATTCTTCAGTTGCTCCAAAACCTACCGCAGTTGGGTGGTGGCGCTCCTGAGGCCAGGGCAATGATGGCGGCTCCGCCGATCCCTGGGCTTGCGCCGGGTGGTGGTCAAGCGCCGCCGTCCCCGCCGATGCCGCCCGCTGGCGGTTTAATGCCGCCTCCGGGTGGTCCAATGCCGCCTTCTGGCGGCGCCATGCCTATGTAGGAGAAGTAGTATGGACCTTTTCAAGCCGCGTGGCGCCGCGCATGTTCGTCGGCCCACAGACAACACTCAAGCCAACGGTCAGATCATCAACACCCCGCGTTATGCGGAGATGGGTGGTCTTTCTACCGCTGCTAAGATTGGCAGCAAGAACAAGATGGCCATTAAGCCGCCCGGTGACGGCAAGAAGGTCATCTAAGAGAAGGAATCGGGGACATGCCCTCTCTAGAAGATATGGCGCCTGAGGCGCGAGATGAATTGGCTTTACTCGCGCGTCGGCTGGCCGAAAATCCGGCAACTCGCAAAGAGTTTTTGCGTCTGACCAAGAAGGCGACGCCTGACCTACCGATCCCTGAATTGGAGATCGAGGACACGGTGTATGCCGCGACCAATCAGGCGCACGCTCGCGTGGAACAGCTTGAGCAGAAGCTGCGCGAGAAGGAAGCCATCGAAGAATTGAACCGGCGTCGTCAGTCGCTGGTCAAAAAAGGCAAAGTTTCTGATGAGTCGGAGATTGAGCAGGTCGAAAAGATCATGCTTGAGCGCGGCATCACAAATCATGAAACCGCTGCGGACTTCCACAAGTGGATGAACGAGCAAGCGAAGCCGACGCCTTCTACGTTTAGCCGTAATGTGCTGGACGACACGGCGCGCAACACGCTTTCGTCGTTTTGGAAGAACCCGCAACACGCGGCAAGAGACGAGGCGAGCAAGGCTTTGATGGAGTTGAGGAGAAATCCTCGTCCTATCGGACTTTGATCGTTTCTACGGGGACGTAATTTTTGCTTCGGAGATAAGCCATGCCTATCGGTGGTGGTATTCTTCCGGCGACGGGTAGTACGCAGTACACCGAGTTGACTTATGTTACTCGGCGCGCATTTATCCCGAAGCTGGTTGTACAGATTTACAACAGCACGCCGCTTATGGCGGCGCTTATTGCCAATAGCCAACAGGCCACGGGTGGCGTGTCCTCCGTGACTGTGCCGGTTCAAGGCTCTCAGTTTGTAAATGCTCAGTGGTCTGACTACAGCGGCTCTTTCACGCAGCCGTCTGTGCAGCAGGGCGCTTACAATGCTGAGTTTAACCTCAAGCTGATGATTGCTCCCGTGCCGTTCCTCGGCATGGAAGGTGCGGTGCAGCAAGACCACGCCATTATCCCGCTGATCGAGGCTCGCATGAATGATGCGACCAACGTCATGATGGATGCGATGGCGACGGCGCTGTACACCAACACGACCAACACGCAGCAGTTCACTGGTCTGCCGGCGGCGGTTGATGATGGTACGGGCACTGCGACCTACGGCAACATCAATCGCTCGACCTACACTTGGTGGAAGTCGAAGCAGTATGCGGCTGGTTCGGTGAACCCGACCCGTCAAAACATCCTCCAGTACATCTCCGGTACGGTGAAGAACGGCGCTGAAGTGCCGACCTTTGGCGTGTGCGGCTTTGGTACTTGGACCCTGCTTGCGCAGGATTATGTTGGCCAGGAACAGTACGTCATTACCCCGGGTTCGGGCTTTGACGGCGATGCCAATGGCCCGCAGTCCGGCTTCCGCGCCCTGATGGTCGCTGGTGTGCCGATCTACCCCGATCCGTACTGCCCAGAAGGCACGGTGTACTTCCTAAACACCAACTACCTGTCGCTGTATATTCACGACCAGGGTTCGTTCGTGTTCACGGGCTTCGAGTCCACCCTGCCCAACTGGCAGATTGGTTATGTTGGTGCCGTGCTCATGATTGCGGAATTGGTGAATACCAAGCCCAAAGCCATGACCAAGGTCACTGGCTATAACAGCCTGACGATTTAAGGAGGATTGACCTATGGCTCTCGGCCTTAACAAAATCCTCGTTGCGAACACCTCGGCCAATACGTCCGGTGGTTATCTTCAGCCGGTCAGCGTTGCAAACGTCGGGGCGGGTAACGCCACTGCGATGTCCAACGCGCAGTTCATCCCGGCTGGTACCTACCTGATGCTGCCGGCGGCGAACGTGACGATTGAAGTCAATAACTACACGGGCACCGCAAATAGCTGGTCCACTCTTCTCGCCAACAACACTGGCGGGGTGCTGATTTCTGATGGGTTTAACGTGCGCGCTAACGCGGTCACGGGCACTCAGACGGTCACGCTCCTCACTGTGAACGGCGGGCAGGCGGCTTCCGGCACCTACAACTCGTAAGGAGGCGTAGGTATGGCAAACGGCAACGCTGTTGGAACCAATCTCCCGACTTCCTTTGGGCGCTATGTCCTGGGTGAAGTGCGCGGGGTGTCGGTTGCTGCCACTGGTAATGCCGTAGCGACCATTCCAATTCTGTTGGGTGGTCTTACGGCTAACACTGGCTGCTACATTGTCCGTGAAGTCACGGTAATGAACGCCAACAAGAGCATCGCCACGGCCAACGTCATTGTCCTCACTTCAAGTGATGGCAATACGTCGAACAACGTGTCTAACGCGACTGTTTTGTCCAATGTGAGTGCTGCCACTACCAAGTGGCAAGACCTGACCTTGGGCACCGCAGCGGCGACGGATGCGTTTACGGCTGGTGCTTTGTTTGTAAAAGTCAACACGGCGGTTTCGGGTGGCACCTGTGACATTCGTGTTGTTGGGACTCCGGTGAACCTGTGACCGATACCGTTTATGTGACCAACGAAGGCGAAATGTCCCTCACTGATGGGTGGGATGGCGTTTCGTATGTCTTTCAGCCTGGGAAGACGGTGCAAATTCCGGCTTTTGTGGCGGGTCACATATTCGGGTATAATGTCGAGGATAAAACACCGCATGTGATTAGGCTTGGTTGGGCAAAAACCACCAATGACATCCCTAAGGCGATGGCGTGGTTGGAGAATTTTGTCATTACAACCGAGCCTCCCACGGTTCGTCGTTCTGTGTCCCCGGAAGCGACGGACTCCGCACAACCTCCTCCGGCGCCGCAACCGCGTCGGGGGAGGGGAGTGGAAGCATCAGCTACTATTCAATGAGGTGCGTGAATGGCTGTTACATTAGCGCAGTACATCACGCAGTGCCGGCGGTTACTGCATGACGCAAACGCTAATTTCTGGTCGGATCAGGAATTAACGGATTACATCAACGACGCGCGTAACAAGCTGGTGCGTGATACCGGGTGTTTGCGCACGATCCAGACAAGCGCCACGGTAACCAATCAAGAGACATACACGTTTGCATCACTGCCTCAGGGTGATCAAACGATGGATATTATTAACCTTAATCTCTATTGGGGTAGCACGCGTATTCCGCTCCGGTATTTGCCGTGGACGGATTTCAATGCGCAGTTGCGTTATTGGCAGAATTACTATGGTCGCCCCGTTGCTTACAGCATG